CATTTTCACACGGTCAGGATTGTCGATCAGATCAACCGCCCTGTAAGTGTTAAATGTAACTCTCCTACGACTGAAAGGTACTTCCGTTAACGGAGTATCTTCGTGACGACTGACAGCTTGAACCATACTTCAATTTGTTATCGCTGGTTTTCTATTTCCAGCTTCTTGATGTTGCCACCAAGTTCAGGTCATATCATGCCTTTCGGCTGGGACATTTATGGGTATTATATTTATTCAACCCTGACCGTCACACACGCCCAACGAGCCTTTCGTAATCTCGTTTGCTGGCTCGGTATTGTCACCGTTAAATGAAGTACCATTTACGGGAGTTCCACCGAATTAGCCCCATTTTCCACATAAGCCTTTACAATAAAAGACTTAAGCGCCGCAAGTGCTTACGGTATCCATTCTGTCAAAATGAAAAGCTTTGGCATCGTTGATATTCTCAACACGAACAGCGCCGGACAACTTGGAAGTCTTCTGACTCGCCAAATGTATAAAATTATCCGAGAACGACTGCTCAAATGCCTTGTTAATTTGTGTAGACATTTTACTCTCCTATTAATAAATCATTGTGCGGAGAGTTATCCACTCTTGGACTCTCCTGGTTGCATAAACATGCCTGATCCTTGCGGATTACCAGGACTAAAAATGTGTAAGAAACAATTGTCCGCTAGGCGGGTTGTTTCTCTGGGAATACAGAAGGGAGTTTCTTTTTCTTTCTTCCCTTCTTGATAGGCACAATCTCTGCCACTGGTTCTGCGTAAATACCTTCTTTAAAAAAATAGCAGTTACGCATTTCCTCGGCTTCAACTGATGCCTTGTACTCCATGCAAACTTGCGTCTGCGGAACGAGATGAACGCAATCCGCACACTTTATATCGTTGTGTACGGGCATTATTCATCTCCATGAATTGTGGTATTCCATCGATCCAGCATCTTGACCACCTCGTTATGGCGGGGATGATTCTCGCTGAAATACGCTTTGTAGTCATCGCTTTCCGTATCTCTATAGAAAGCGTCTTTAGCTCGTTGTGCAGAATCTGGATCAGTGAATGCATTGATCTTGGGATCACCCAAGTGTTTCGCTTCACCAAAATCCTTTGTAATCTTATCCAGAAACTTGGCGACATGAGGATCATTACCAAAGCCCGATGAATCCAGGTATTGTTTTTCCTCACCACTGGCATACTGATCAACTAATCTTTGAATGCCTGCCAGTTTCTCATCGTACTGCCTGCCCCAGTCCGCCCGAAGTTCTATCTCGGCTTTCTGAATATTGTTTTCCTGTGCTACCTGATGCTGAACAAACATGTCTTTAGTCTGTGTGTTGTACCAACCATAGAGATCATTGACTTGCTTACTATTCAAACCCATGCCGTGAGCTTTTTTTAAGAACTCACCTTCCATGTGGTCGTCATAGTTCATCCCATCGGGAATTTCCGGCTTCTCAAACTCGTAATCGTCGGGAGTGTCGGGTCTTCCCAACTTGGAATAATATCTTTCCACTTCTTCTGCCGTTGCATTCTCGCCAGGGATCTTGATCGTACCGTCGAAATATTTTTCGAGATGTACATATCCCTTGGCAAGGGCATCAACATCCTTGAACTTCTCCAGGGTTTTAACCCCTTGCAAATCGTCGGGCAAACCATCCCGCCATGTTTCTTCCTTCTGTTCTTCTGCTTGTGGCTCAACTTCTGTTGTTTCTACTTCTTCTGTGACTACCTCTTGAGAGGTTGCAGTCGTTTCGTCGTTCATAAGTCCTTTCCTTTGGTTTTCCAGTAGTCCAGGTTATTTTTGATTTGCAGGAACACTGCCCGACATCCTTCATTGTAGGCTGTTGTTTCCGGCTCTCCTGGGACAAAACTGGATGTGTTATTGTATTGGTTTTGCAACCATTCATACACTAACCCTCCATCTCCACTCGTAAATGTATTATAAAACGCGCTTGCTATCTGTCGTTCAGTTAGCTCCGGCAACCCCTGCGAGTTGCTGGACGAGCGCTTGCTTGTCTTCTTCACTTAGGTTTGCCGCTCCATCTTGCATTACTTTCATTGCAGGCGCTGCCTTGCCAGCCGATTCTGCCATAGCGCCCATCTTCTGCATTTGTTCTGCTTGAGCTTGTTTCTGTTGTTCTCGCTCAACATCTTCTTCCATTTGTGCATTACCCTTGACAACTGATTTAGGAACACCTAATACAGGCGCAATAATTCTTCCGGCTGCCATTAGATCTGGTAATTGCATCACTCTTGGATCAATCTGTCCGAATTGTGCAATCAAGCTAATCCAGTTCTGTATCGATTCAACTTCCACCATCTTTTGAGATCGTGCCAGTTGTCCTACATACTCGATGTCAATCGCATCTAAATCTTGAATTTCTGGAGGAGGCGGAGGCAATGCTCCTGTCCTATGCATGATACCGACTGTTCTGTTTAACATTGGGCCTAACACTTCTGATTCAAATCTTGAAATCGTCGGGCCTAGCAGTCGTTCCATTTCTGAACGCAGAACAGAGACTTCTGAAGCTGTCATCTGTTTTGTTCTTGGTATATTCAGTTGATCTGTCAGGTAGATGTCACGAATAGATTGTTTGAGATCATTCGCTTTCAATGAAGATAAATCCAGGCGTAATTCTGTCGGCAGTGTTCTTACATCGTTAGGATTGCGTGAGTAGATAATTGAATTGCTTCCCAGTTTCACCGTACCGATGAATCCATCTTCGGGAGCCAATATAGGAGGATTGACTGCTTTTTCCAAACCAATCAATTCAAGTTTGCGTAGCTGGTTGAGTGACTTGATGTCATCAAGCGCAATCGCGGCAGGGCCACGACCTCTAGTTTCGCCAGACGCTTTGTCCCACCTGCCAACCATGTAAGGGAATTCCTTGTATCCTCGTTCATCGACCACGAGTTGTTTGTCAACTAAGATGTCAACCGATGCGTAAGGAAACTTAACCTTGGAACTCAATTCCTTGGTTGGTGCAACCACCCGCAAAAAATTAAACTTATCGTCTGGAGTTTGTTCTAATGATTTTGCAATCTCGCCTGGAATAGTTGTCCCTGGAAATCTCTGGACAAATTGCCGTGCCGTTAATTCATATTCCCGCATGACCGTATCAACAATACCAGCATCATCTTCAGCAAACACATAAGAAGAGATTGGCAATGCTCTGAAGGTCAGTCCGTTAAAACCTTTTTGCTTTAGTTCTGCCTCTTCTACATATAAACAAATTGTTGCAAATGAATTAAAATCGAGGTAAATCTCGTTGACGACAGGGTAGAAATTACTTTGATCAAGCGCAAAGCGAACTCCATCCTCAACCGTCTTAAACCAGTTCATTACGTTCTGGTTATCATTGAATTGTTTGAACGGGGATGCTTCTGGAATCTTGAAGCCAAACCACTGAATAGCTTTCGGGGTCAAGGTATCCGCCATGACTAACGCTAATGTATTAGCGGCGTGGGGTGCAGTTGAATCATAATGCTTGTGCCGAATGACTCCAGGCACACGGCTTTCCTCTGCGGTTTGCTTGCGTGGACGAATATAATCCACAACATCCCTGTAAAAAGTATCCCAGAGATTGCGGTCTTCTTTTAGTGTTTCATTACGCTTGATTAAACTCTTTGCGTTGACTGCCATCTATTCACCACCTAATGTTGGTTTCTTTACTGTGCCGGATTTTTCTTCGCCTGTGCTTTTACCCATTCCGTAAATACGCTTTCTTTTTGTTTTTGTTTTTTCACTATCTGTCAACAATGAATCACCAGGTTTAGATGCTTTACTAGATTGGGCCATGCGAGTCATAGCAGACGTATTAAACATCCATATATTTTTATCCCCAGGTCTGTAGGTTGCCAGTTCTCTTTCTCTATCATTCCTTGCCATCCTTGATGTTTCATAGTTCATATAATCTAATCCAGCAGGCGTTAAGTTACTCATCTAGTATCCGCCTAATTTTTGTTTCGCAGTATTGCCATCCTCTTCTAATCCAGCCGCGCCGCCTTCATTGGTAATCAACGAAGCTCTGCCACGTTTTCTTTTTGCAGACTCTTTAGCCCTAGCTGCTGCTTCCTTTTCTTCCTGTTCCTTACTCACATCCGGTAATGGAGCAGGCGGAGGAGGCATCGGAGGAAGACTTGGGCCACCAAAACATCCTGTAAAAATAAAATCAAGTATGTTCATCAATAGCCCCCCAGTGTTTTCTTTTGTTTAGAAGCATCATCGCCTAACCCTTGAGCGCCACCCTCATTAGAAATTAAAGCACTCCTGCCACGCTTTTTATTTTCCGCTGCCTTCTGTCTCATTGCCGCAGAGTTATCTACTGGCGCAGGCTTTGGGGGCGGAGGCGGTGTGTAAACGGGTCTTGGCGGAGGCGCTCCACCCATGATTGAAAAGTAAGTATCAAGAATATTCATTAGAAAATATCAAACTCCTGTTCTGCCACGGTTTGTAATGCGGATGTCCTGGGCGTTCTGTAATCCATTGCCAACTGCATAAAAGCATCAGCCCCATGCGAAGCCCAGTTATGCACTGGGTTTTTCTTGTAGACTCCCAACTTGTCATCAAACTCTTTATGGTAATTACGCAATGACGAAATCAACTTTTCGCATTTCGTCTTATCAAACCAGCATTTTGAAATTATTTGTCGTGCCTGTTCGATTGCTTCTTCTTTTGCTCGTACTTTTTTACCGACTGTAAAAATGATTCCCAGACTACGCGCCGTGTCTCGACGGCTCTTGCCTGTAGTAAGTTCTCGCACTTCAATATCCCACGGCGCATGATGCGCCCCATAGACGTAAGGCTTGCTTTTAAGCACGTTGATAAAGTGTGGTAACCCCTCACCGCTAGCCTCGTAGTAGTCAATGATGCGTATTTCGTTACCTACCGTCTGGTAAAACACAATTGCGGTTGCGTCATCAACACCAAGATCCCAGGCTGTCTGGACATCTATCTTCGATTCCCACGGTATATTTAAAAATCTTCCATCATCTTCCGCCCTTGTCATCTCTCTGGCAAAGTACGCTCCGGGGATTGCCGCATGGAAGCTCGTGTAATATTCCTGCTGTATGAGTTCTGGGCTTAAACCCTCGCGTTCTTCATCAGCAATATCTTCTGGGCTGACTACTGGCGATCCGTCTTCGCCATCGGCATCACGCTTTGTATCATCCACTGTCAACCGTGAGCAAAACCACTGGTCATTCTTGTCCGCCATTTCATACATCTTGTGACCATGATTCTGACCACGAGGTGTATAAATAAATAAGGCCCATCCGCCATTTTCTCTTACAATAGGGCGCATTAAATCCCAGGCTTTCGGTGTCATGATCGGATACTCGGAAAAGATCAGCCCGACGGGATTTGTCCCGACGAGCCAATCTAACCCCATGTCGGTTCCGACCAACTGATAGATACTCCCGTTTGAAAGAGTTATCTTCATATCCGTTTCATTCTTGCTCTTGATCAGTTCCTTCGGGAAATGATCCATCACTTTTAAACCAGCCTTATCGATACCATCCCATATGGCCTTCCTTGCCTGACGAGCCGTCGGGAACAGATGATAATACTGCCCGACTCTTTGAAACATTTCTTTGACGCATAAATTTAAAGCTGTTTTATCCTTCCCAGCGCGTCGATGCCACACGAGTACAGCCCGTTTGACCCCTTCATCAAAAGCCCTAAACAGAGGGAGTTGGTACTGCCTCGGTGTAAATTTGTGTGGTAGTGTCAGGGTCGCCATTATAATTTACAATATTTACCTGGACTTTCAGCCCTGTATCGTTCTCTTCTTTCTGCGCTAATTTCGCGTACCATCCAAAAAGTTCTCTGCGATTTCTATCACTTGATCTTGCCCAGGCGGTAAGCTCTTCCACTCCTCCAATGTTAGCAACCGCTTTCTTGATAGTTCCAGCAACTCCAAGGTCTTCAGTCTCCTGTACAGCTTTCTCCTGCTCCTTGTAAGTCCTGATTCCCAGCGCCTTGTTTGTCTTGTCGAATGCGGCACGTTCTGTCTCGCTCATTTCGTTCAACATGTTGATATACCCTGTGCCATCCGCCACCTATAAATTTGTATAATGTCCACTGCTTGAAAACAAAATAATCAGCAGCGTGGTCTGCCGGACATGTTGTGAATATCCAGTAATATTCGTCATCAATCTTTTTGGCATCACACTTCACCCCGCTGTTCATCGCCATGATGGGATGAGCAAATACGACATCAGGTTTGCGATCACCATTGACATCGTAGTAAACCGTCACATTGCCAGGGATTTCATTGACATTCCATCCCAGCATCATGCTTATTGGCGGCTCTACGACTCCCGCTTTGTTTGACCAGTCTGTAAATGCGGCTCCTGGCAAGGCCAACGCGAGTATTAATAAGGTTGCCGCGATGTTATTTACCATTGACCGCATCGATAATGGCTTCTGTTGCGTCGAAATAAGCCTTGCTATCGATGTAAAAAACTCCCAACCTTCTCAGTTCTGCATCATCTATGCAATGCCCTCCGACATCCTCAAAAAATAACTCTGGATCTGCGGGGCGCAAGGGATAGGCAACATTAATGCCTTCGCCTGGAAAAGACTGACAACTAGTCGTCAGAAGTAAAAACAGAGCGAGGGTCATCATCCAGGCGCTTAATCTTATCGTTGCGTTTTTTGCGTATTGCGTCGCGCACCTCATTGATTTTTCCATGAATATCCAATGCCGCTCTATAGCTTCCAGATTTTTCAAGTTGCCTGCCAATTCTGATTAGGTAAATTACTGCTCCTACTCCTAAAACAAGAGTAATGATCAGTGTTGTCACTTACGGTCTTGCCCCATCTTCCAAGTCGCTGCTCCGCCAATACCAAGTAATCCCCATGCTTCCTGTGGAAACTGGTGATACCCAAGCATCTGGCAAACCATCATGCCAAAACCTATTGCCATCAACGCATAGGTTTTATACCCAGGAGCTACCTTGTCAATTAATTCGATCAATACCTTGACCATCTATTGCACCTCTAGTTTGTTAATTTTATTAATGCACCCTATGGGGATCTGCCCCCGTACCGCCGTACACTTATTGTCCTTGTCACTGCTTTCAATATTGTTGCAAAAGTAAATCGTCTTCTTTGTCGCTTTCAGAAAAAAGCCCACTGTCCTGACAGGGATCTCGTTGTACTTCTTTACATCACTCAAATCAGCCCATGCGTTCTCGCCCTCAATATCGCCAGCGTCTTCCCATTCAATTTGAATCGGCTGCTCCGGCACAAGCTCCTTGATCTGCTTTCTTAATACACCCATAAACACGGTGACGGCTTACCATGCTCATCCGCCACATCAACGTGAATAAAATTCCTTGCTATGCCCATTCTCTTAAAATGAGTCCTGAGAAATCCTACCAACTGATCTCTTTCAAAACATCCCTTGGCAGATATGTCTGCCGCTAATCCATCAAGATGCGCGGAATCATCCTTGCCACCCACATTTTGATTATGCGTATCGCAGCGTATGCCAGATGTTACCTTCATGGGTTTGCCGTACATCAGGCGGACTATCTCAAGCTTCGACACTAGTTCCGATGCAATCTTGTCCGAGCCGCATCCGCACTGACATGCGAATTCTCTTCTGGAGAAATGTTCTGTTAAGTCGCCCATTACTAGTACCCCATCCAATCTCTTAATGATTTCAGGGTAGGATTATTAAAAGTTTTAACTGACACACCAGATTTACCACCACCTTTTACATAAGCTGAGTATGCTTTGACTTTATCGCCATCATATGTGTAGGTATTAGGTTTGCCAGGAGTGTCTGACTGTCTGTAACCATGATTTTCAAGAAATTTTTCAGTTAATCCCTCTCTTCTATCTGTTAACTTGACATCTGACCAATCTCGTTTCTTCTCCCCCTTCAACTTCTTTTTAGACTTCTTAGAAACAGAACTCTTCTTTCCAGTGACAATGCTTTTGCCACCCGTAGAGCCAGTGTAAGTTCTACCTCCACCAGCGCCTAGACCACCTCGCCCAACAAAGTCTCCTGGTGAATCAGCGTTTGG